CCTTCTTGACCGAACAATTTTTTATCTGCAGCAAATACAAATGCTTTTTCAGTTAGCATAGATAAAAATTTTGTTACAGGTGATAGTACGGGAAAATAAACAGAAATCTGATTTAATATACCAATTATATCTGTGAAGTTAATGTTGCTACCCTTAGTTGCAACTTCATATAGCTGCACAAAGAGACTACTCACTTTGCCGAAGAAATCAATTACAGGGTTTAAGAAATTTGTGATTCCGTTAAAAATACCATCAACTACCTGTTCAAATGAAAATTGTTTACCAAATAAGCTAAACTGTTTGCTCTTATCTGACTTAGCGTCGTAATCGCCTAGTAGTCTTTGCTTTGAACTACCAAAAAAGCTAGCAATAAATTCAGCACCAGGAATAGCAAAAGCTAGTCTCTTAATACCTTTTTCAATTTGCCCTTGTGCTATAAGAGAGAATCCATCATATGCATCGATCAATCTTCCTACAAAAGGAATTCCACGAATAAACTCTTTAAATTCAAGATTCTTTTTGTTAAACACATTTAAAATATTTTTTAAGCTTGTAAATACAGCACCTTTTTGAAAATTTTCAAACATTTTTTTCATAGCTGGAATTTTTTGTACCCCAAATGCTAATCCTGCAATACCACCTAAGAGAAGCAATATAGGACTTAAGAATTTAAATATCGAACCTGTTTCTTTCTTTTGTGATGTCTTTACTTCTTTTAATAACGCACTATATTTGTCTGATTGATCTAATGCCTTTAATGATTTTTGTGCAGATTTAGAAAATGTTACCTCTTGAGGTTCTTTTTGACGCTTATCTCTTTTTGCTTGTGCCTCAGCTGTAATCGCATACCTATTATCTTCAATAGATACCCGTTTATCTAGTATTTTTTCAACATTTTGTAGTATTTTAGTCTGTTGAACTGATTGAAGCTTAAGATCTTCAAATCCTTTACCGAATACAGCGATAAGCTGATCATTAGATAACTCGTCCATTACTAATATTTAAGAGATTAGATTAGTTAGATGGAGAAAAATGCACCGTCAACTTCAACATTAATATCATTAATTCTTGTAAATTGATTCTCTGTTTCTCTATAAGACTTAACATATTCTAAAATATTATTAGTTACTGAAGCAGGTAATCTTTCAACTATAGGAATAAGCTCAGCTACACTTGAAGTGTTAAAATCAGCAGTAAAAGGTTTATCGCCATTTATAGAAACACATTTAATAAATTTAATAATTTCGTGAATAAAAAGTTCACCAATTACGTTTTTAAAATCTTTATCCTGTAGTAATTTTATACTTTCTAATGAGTAACTGCTTACAGCTTTATCTAGCGCTAATCTAGGAGCCTGTAATTCAACGGTAATATTTTGATATTCAATCTTCTTCTCAAGAGGTATCTTAATTTCTAAAGTGGGTATCTGATTAACCTTGTCAATTAAATTATACGAATTGTCATCGTACTTGTAATTTGAATCCAAGCATTTGGCTCTTAAAGCAATGGCTATGGCAGTCCGGTCGAACGTATAGAGATCACTAACCTTAACAGAGCTATCGATATTTTCTTGGATAATACTGTAAAAATTAATAATAAAAGAAAGCTTAGTGAGTGTCTCGTCAATTGACGTTTTTAAAAGGTTCTTCTGCTGCTTAAGATTAAGGTTTTTAAACTTAACTTCTTTTTTAAGAGACGGTACGAATACATCAATAGTATTAGTTCTATTAAGCTCTTCTAACTGTCTCAGTAGATCTACTGTATTACTCATGTTTATAATTAGGTCCTTTGTTAGGCATGTTCAACTCTTTGTTTGACTTATTTCTCTCTTCAATTTCCTTTTTAAAGAGGTTCATATATACATTTATCTCAGCAGGTGTGGAATTGTATAGTAAATTGCTGCCGAGATTGGCTTTTGTGACAAAATAATACTCAAATTCATAAAGAGAAAGGAGATCCCGCTTAAAGATTATCTTTAAAAACTCTAAAACTGTATTATCCGCAAGAGAAATATTAAGTTCAATTTTTTCATTAGGTAGCTTAAAATTAAGAAGATAATAATTTTCAAAGAATTTTTCTATTTTATTGAAATGTTCTTTGCAGTCTTTGAATATATTAGCAGGGAGTAATTCAGCAATATTTGAGTCGTTAATATCGACTTCTTCATTGTTAAATTTAATTTTTTTAATTGTCGTAAGAAAGCTATTTTCGTTTTTCTCGGTTAATAAAGATAAAGGCAATCCATATTCAACATGTATTTTATTATATGTTTTTTCGGTGTGTAGTAATTCTTCGGGTATTGTAATATCTTTTAATGTTGTAATTATATCGCTTAAATCAATAGAGAGTGGGCTATCTTTTTTAGTAATTTTATCAGGTATTGAGAGTTCAAGAACAGGTGTAATACAAATAGTGCGTATTGTAAGAAGAAGATATAATTTATCAAAAAAAGTAAGCTTAAGGTTTTTTTCTACTAATAAATTATCTAATATTTTATCAAACAAAAGAGATATTTGTTTATTATTATTGTTTAAAAGCGTTTTAACAAGCGATTTAAACGTTGAATACTTTAGCTCATACAAATCAGCAATTTTCCCTAAAGACGGAATATAGCTTTGGTATATAAAATTATCCACAAAGCTTATTTAGCATGAAAATTATAAAAATCCAAGAGGGTTAATACTGCCTATACCATTTTGAAAGCTTGTAATTCTAGGAATTTCACCATTTGAAATTCTATTAACAATATCTGCAACAGGCAGATATAGATTATTTTCCACAGTATAATTTGAGTATGTCCAACGTGTAGAATATGTTGTTAATTTATCATCTGAATAATCTAACGACTGTTCTGATACTTGATAAGGTATACAATTATAAAAATTAAACACTTTTCTAGGTATCATTGAGATACTATGCAAAGTTCTTGTATATTCTAGTAAAGTCATGTTTACTTTCATATTTTTAAGGTCTTTGGAGCTACCTATATCACCCGGGCGTGCTGTCATACCATAATGCGATCCTAAAATAACCCACGGTCTAATAACAAAATCAATAAATGATGTATTTGTTTCTCTAAAATCAATAACTAGTGCGGGCGGTTCGGTTGTTCTTCCTCCACCTAAAATACCAGGTAAAAATCCCCTATTATTAGGCACAGATGCAGACATTACTTCATACTGCTCAGTAGGTACTGTTATGGCATGCGCAAATAAACATCCAATAACTTTTTGTAAAGGAAAGCTATTTAAAATAGTAACAGCAGAATCAATATTAAATCCTTTCTTAGAGCCATCTGTTCTTTCTAATCCTTGAATAATATTGCTTCTAAGAGCGCGAGGATAAGCATCTATAACAACTATCCATTGAGATGAATTAGGAATTGCAGTGAACCACGATTCCATTTGAAAGAGAAAATAATCTCTTACACTTACAATTGGAACACCCGGAATATTAAATCCGAAAAGATTAGTTACTTGAGGGGCAAATAATGGATTATTACCAGTAGCTAATCCTGTAAAGTTTTGTCCTAAACCATTAAGTGCACTCGTAAACGGGTTATTCACTTAATTATTTAGTTTACTGAGTAGATTTAAGAGATTTTTCTCCAGTAATGATACGAAACTGTAGCAGTAAATTCAATTGTCTCGCCTGTTCCTGTAGCAATATTGTACTGCAGAGGTCCAACGCTCCTAACTGATGCACCTACTAATTGATACTGTGATTGTTTATTCATTTGATTATCGAGCTGAACGAGATCGATAATAGCTGTCTGTTTAGGAGCGAAATAATTACCAGTAGAATTTGAATCATCAAAAATATCTGTTGACCACTGTTCGAATTTCTGACGAAGCTGTGAATTGGCATCAGCATAGAACGTTAATGCATAAGCTTCACTGCCTGGATAGGTTGCATTACCGGGCAAATTAAAGTTTAATCCCATGTAAGGTACAGCAATATTTGTAATAGATCTTTCAGGTAGGGAAGCTGTTTTTACATATACTAAGTCATTTTCATCAAACGTTACTGTACTTGCTCCACCGGTATTAATTGAGAGCACTCTGAAGTTAAAGTCACGAGCGAACTCGCGAGTTGCAGCTACTCTGTAAAAGTCGGTAATAAGTTGATTTACATCTGCCATAAAATTATTTATTCCTTATTACTCTTACGAGATAATCTCCTGGAAGCTTGTTCCGGTTCTTGTTGCGTAGAAGTTACAGAGGATATATTCAGCAGTACGTACTGGCTTGATATATATATCTATAACTAATGTATTATCATCAATAACTGATGGTGTATTATTTCTTTCGTCACAAATAATTAGATAATCATATATACCTTGCGTATTCCTAGCATTATCAAAAATAGGTGTTACGCTATTCAATACTTGAGTACGTGTAAAGAGTGTATTTGGCTCAAATACAAAGTATTTAACAGTATCTCTTGTTGAAGTTTCAAGACTTAAGAAAAGTCTGCGTACATTAATTCTATCAAACGCGCTAGGCTTCTTCTGCAGTGTTTTTTGACCAAAGATTAC